CATCCACATGGGTATCGTTCTCCAAGACCTTTCCGACAAGTCTCAAGCCGAACTCCTTGAAATCATCGCCAACATGCGTAAGGCTTCATCCAGCAAACTCACTCTCAAAGTCAGCGAGAAAGGCGCACTATCCGTCTACGGCATGGGTCGCTGGCCTATCACTCTCTACCGCGCCCAATGGGAACGCCTCTTCGCCAATCGCGAGGCCGTCGAGGCGTTCATCGCCGCCAACGCTGACCGCCTCGCCGCCAAGCCGGACTGACCACGCTAGGCTAGGGCGCACCATGCCCTAGCTTCGCCCTTCCCTCCCCGTAACATTCTTGCAACGGCCCTGGCCCACCCCCAGGGCCAAAATTTTGGTTCTTGCTCGCCCTAGGAGCCTTTCCCAGCAAAAATATGCGATTTTGAAATTTGAAGTTTCCACATGATCAGAACGATAATTAACACTTGACTTTTAGCCGGTTTAGGAAAATAATTATAATTAGAATGGGAAATGGGTGTATGTCGAAGATGTGGCGCACAGCCCCGACAATGACAAAGGCGCACTCGTTCTTACAGGGAACGGGCGACGACTTTGAAAATCATCATGAGTGGATTGAGAATATCAATCTCAGGTACAAACGTGTGAACACAAACTGTGAAGTTCCAGCGGATTTCAGTGATATCTTAAAGCCCGGAGTTTATCTCCTAGGCCTACACGGTCGTGTGGTTTTCGTCGGGCGTAGTCATTGCATGCTCATGTCAATTGCCGCTCATCGAACCGCCGCTAAGGGACCAAGGCTACCTGAGTGGTTCCCAATTAAAGGCATCATATTCGACTCATTATCATTGATCGCAACTAGCTACGATCGAACCCCCACCCTATCACAAGCATTGATTGATTTTCACAAGCCGACTCATAATGTTCACAGCACACAGATCAGGAAGGCCGACAAAGAGGGGCCGCCCCCGCCAGACTCACAACCACTGGTCCGCCGCCTATGACCGACTACGCCGCTGCCAAGCGATCCATTCAATACCGCAACCCCCGCTCCCCGGTGGTGAAGTCGGTCCGTGACCTGGTCCCCGCCGATCTCGAAGAACTTCGCAAACCCACCACCAAGTACCAAGTCATGAAGCTTCGCGACTCCCATCACATGGTCGCTCGCTATCTCGCCCTGGGCAAGACCAACAAGGAAACCGCCGAACTCACCGGCTATTCCCAACAGCGAATCGTCATCCTCAAGCAAGACCCCAGCTTCATCGAACTCATCACCCGCTATCGGGCCGAGGTCCACGAGAACTGGCGTGAACACGTCGATGCCCTAGCCGAGATCGCCACTTCCAACATGCTCAAGGCCGAGCGCCACATCGCCGATCAACTGGACGCGGCCGACGAACTCGGCTCAGTGATCCCCCTCCGCGACCTCTCCCGGATCACCGCCGATCGCATGGACCGTTTCGGCTATGGCAAACACACCACCTCCACCAACATCAACGTTGGCTTCGCTGCTCGGCTAGAGCGGGCTATCCAACGTAGCCGCCAAATCGAGGATCCATCCGAATGATTCGCTATCTGTGGCCAATCTTACTCTTGCTGGGATTGGCTCCAGCATCGGCCCAAACCTTCGGTTCTCCGCAATATGTAGTCACAGCCTACAAATACGCCCATATCACCACTGACACAACGACCCTCGTCAAGTCTGGCGGGGGTCTTTTACATACAATCTGTGTCAACACCCCTGCCGCAACCGAGACTATTACGGTTGATGATGCCCTAACCGCAACCACCCCAACCATCGCCGTCATCACCCTATACGCTTCTACTAATCCCTGCTTCACTCTAGACATCAACTTCACTGTAGGCCTAACCATTGTCACAGGCACGGCCGCCGGCGACATCACTGTGACCTACTACTGAGGCCATTATGAACAAGCTCCTCATTGCAATCCTATGCTGGCTCGGTCTTACAAGCCTAGCCTGTGCCCAAACTTCTAAAACCCAAGCCCAACTGCTTCAACAGAATGCTCAGTCCATCTACCAAACCCAAGGCGGCCAGCTAATCCTCATACCGCTTTTTTCTATGCTCGCCAATGTTATTGCCAGCGAGCAAACTATTCTCGATCCCCTGCCGCCAGGCGCGGCGGCAGAGAATCTGATATCCGGCCAACAATCATCGTCAGCGTCAACTGTTACCATTACTGCGACGCAAGGCGACGAAATTCTAACGGGAGGCGCCGTACAAACCGTGACGCTTCCATCGTTATCGGCCCGCGTAGGGGACATCACGGTCACAGACGCAACGTGCAACGCATCAACCTACAACAAGGTCATCCTGCCAAATGGCTCCGACACCATCGACGGGCAGTGGACGGCGACCAATGGCGGCGTTGGGCTCTATGCCAGCTGCACCTCACTTACGTTGACGCCAACCCCGACTACATGGGCTATCAAATGACCAATCTCCGCAAACTTCTTTTCGGGATCGCCGTGCTCCCGTTCCTCGGGGCGCTCGCCTACGGCAGCTATCAGGGCATCGTCACAGCAGAAAACGAGTGCGCTAATCCGCTCAACATCGCGCCAGCCTCATCGGTGACGCAGCTTTCAAACAATCTCAGTTATGCGGCGCTCAACGCGAAGTTGTCGGCGACCTATGGCTCGGCTTATTCGACGCTGGCGACACAGACGGCGGCTTCAATCCTCGCCAAGGAAGTCGACCCGAACGGCGTACTCATCAATGACCGTGACGCACGCACAGCGCTTTATGGCCTGCTTCCATTCGACACCTATGTTTATCCCCTGCTTTCGCCGTCGCAACAGGCCGCGTGGCGCTCGACGATGCTGGCGACTGCGCGCTCGATCGTACGCCAGGGTGCCCAACCGGACGGCACATACCGGCCAGATTGGGACGTGGTGTGGAATACCGGATGGGCTGCATCCACGTGTTCGGATCAACTTGAGGTCGGAGCGCAGCAGCCCGTTGCCGTAATCTCGGCCAGAACTTACGGATACTAACCCGTGAACGAAGACCTCCTCAACTGGCTATCCGAAGTCCGCGACGACCCCTATGCCTTCACCATGGGCGCCTACCCATGGGGTGAGAAAGGGACTCCGCTTGAGAACTTCGACGGCCCAGATGATTGGTCCAAGCAACTCTTCGCCGACATCAAATCAGGCCTCATCGACTGGAACACCGCAATTCAAATCGCTACCGCCAGTGGCCATGGCATTGGAAAGTCTGCAACGGTGGCCTGGATCGTTCTCTGGGCCTTCTGCACCTTCCCCGACTGCCGCGGCATGATCACCGCCAATACCGAGACCCAGTTAAAGACGAAGACTTGGTCCGAAATCGGTAAATGGTACAATCTCTGCTTCTTCACCCGTGAACACTTCAACCTAACCGCCACCGCCCTATTCTCCAAGGACCCCGATCGTGCCCAAACATGGCGCATCGACATGATCCCTTGGTCCGAGAAGAACCCAGCCGCCTTTGCCGGTATGCACAACCAAGGCAAACGTCTAATCATCATCTTCGACGAAGGCTCCGAGATCGCCGACATCATCTACGAAACCGCCATGGGCGCCATGTCCGACAAGGACACCCAGATCATCTTCCTAATCTTCGGCAACCCAACTCGCAACATCGGCTACTTCCGTGAATGTTTCGAGGGCGGTCGCTTCGCCTCGATGTGGAAACATCGTCAGATCGACAGTCGCACTGTCAAGATCACCAACAAGAAATACATTAATCAACAAATCAAAGCTTACGGCGGCGAAGATAACGACATCGTCCGTGTCCGCTGGCTGGGCCAGTTCCCCCTCAAGGGCCTAATGGAGTTCTTCTCAGCCCTCGAGATTGACGAAGCCATGAGCCGAGAAGCGCCCTATGTCGGACGCGAGACCCCACTCGCCATTGGTGTCGACGTCGCTCGCTTCGGTCAAAACAACTCCGTTATCTTCCCCCGCAAGGGCCGAGACGCCCGTACCATTGAACGTCGATCCTACAACGGCCTCTCGACTGTGGAGCTCTCCAACAAAGTCTTCGAGGTCTTCCACGAATACCGCCCCGATGGAATCTTCATCGACGAAGGCGGTGTCGGTGGTGGCGTCGTCGACATCTGCCGCGAGAAACGCCTCTGGGTCCTCGGTGTCCAGTTCGGTGGCAAAGACGACATCTCCGGCATAACCTTCGACACCTCAGGTGAAAAGTACGCCAACAAGCGTGCTGCTATGTACGGTGCGATTCGCGCCTGGATGAAAACCGGTGCACTTCCACCCGATCCCAATCTTAAAACTGCAATGCTAGCAATCCGCTACACTGTCCCCGAGAAGTCTGGTGCAATCCAACTAGTCTCCAAAGATGACCTTCTCGCCGACAATCCTAATCTCGTCCTCGACGACCTCGACGCCCTGGCCCTCACCTTCGGTGGCCCGCTCGCAGCCAACGCCAACGCCGGCGGCGACTTCCCACATGAAGACCTCGTCATCTCCGAATGGAATCCATTCTCCCCCGAACGAATGGTAGTTTAACCATGGTCGATCCAGTCACTCTTGGTGCACTCGGTACTACAGTTGCCGGACTCTTTGGGGGCACTGTCACAGGAACTGCCGCAACCGCTCTTGGCGCTGGCGTTGCTGGTGTTGGCGCCCTTGGCGGTGCTGCGGCTTTATCAGCCATAGACAAGTCTGGAGGCTCCTCAACAACTGTCAACATGCCTGCCAGCGCCCCACCAGTTCAAAACCCGGTTGGTAGTCAAACCTCCAATACTTCCTCCGGCGTCAGCCCCAGCTTTCTCGCTGCCGCAGCAACACCCCAGGCCAACCAGACCGCTGGCACCCGCTCTTTGTTGGGACAATAACTCATGGTCAGTCCCATTATCAAAACAGTCGATTCGCTGCTTGGTATCAATACCTCAGCCCCAACTGCGACCCCAGCCGCTACCCCAGCCGCCGCTCCCGCTGCATCATCACCGACTGGCACTCGTACCGGTACCTCAGCTGCCGGCCCCAGTTTCCTGGCCAGTGCCGCCGCCGCCTCCACCAACAATCTCGCTGGCGGCAAATCTCTGTTAGGACAATAACCCTTGATCATCACCGCCCGCCGTGGCCAAGCCCAGCCTCAAGCTCAACAGCCAAGTCCACCGCCGCCCAATGGCGTGTACGTCGCTATGGCAGCTGCGCAGATGAACTCCGAGGGCCGCCTATTCAAACCCGCCGACGGCAGCATCGGTGACAAGATGAACTCCATTCCTGAATCCGCCCAATCCCCAGTGAGGGTCTAATGTCCGAGGGTGCTATTGTAATTGTCATCGGCCAAGTCATCACCCTTATTGGCATCATCATCAATGCCTTCACATCCATGCGCAACGGTAACAAACTCACCGAACTCCATCTCAGTGTCAACTCCCGCCTCGACAAACTCGTCAGCGCCGAGAAGGGCTTATCCTTCTCCGAAGGGGTGGCCAAAGGCACAGCCGATGAGCGCCAAAATCCCATGGAGCCTAAGTCCTGATGGCCAACCAGCGTAAGCCCACCGATCTAGCCTTACTAAACTATAGCCAAGGCCGGCTGATGGGTCTTCGTGTCAATCGCTACAGCTGGTGGGTACACTGGCGTGAGCTAGCCGATTACTTTCTTCCCCGGAGATACAAATGGATTATAACCCCCAACCAAATGGCCCGAGGCGCCCCCATCAACCAACATATCCTGGATTCTTCGGGCTGCATCTTCGCGGCTCGACTGAGTGCGGGGCTAGTCTCCGGCAAGTCCTCGCCGACCTCTCCATGGATTCGGTTGAAGGTTGGTCGGCTGGATTCAACCAAGACCTCGCCGATCAGTCTATGGATGGCCGAGTGCGAACGCCTTTTGTACTTGATCTTTGCTGAGTCGAACTTCTACAACGCCATCGCGGTGTTCTATCACGATCTAGTAATCTTCGGTACCGCAGCCCTCTTGATCTACGAAGATTTCAAATCTGTCATCAACTGCATCAACCCCTGTCTCGGCGAATACTACGTTGACATCGATGGCAACTACCGCCCCTGTGTCTTCTACCGCGAGTTCACCTGGACCGTCGCCGCTACCGTGCAATACTTCGGCCGCGAGAACTGCGACGACTCCATCTTACAACTATACGACGACCCTTCAGGCGCCAACCTCACCCGCGAAATCATCATCGCTCATTCCATCGAGCCTAACAACGACGGCCGTGCAGCTGAGTTTGGCTTTTCCAAGGACTTCGCCTATCGCGAAGCCTACTGGGTTTGGGGCGGCTCCACTAGCCCCCAGGGCGGTGTCAATCTACCGCCGACCTTCCTTCGTCGAGCCGGCTACTATGAAAAGATGGCCATCATCGGCCGCTGGGACTTAGTGTCCAACGACGCCTACGGCCGATCACCCGCCATGGACGGCCTCCCCGACCAAAAGCAAATTCAACTCGAGACCAGACGCAAAGCCCAAGCCATCGACAAGATGGTCAACCCTCCGCTGGTGGCCGACGTCCAACTCAAGAACCAACCCGCCAACCTCACTCCCGGTGGTATAACCTATGTCTCAGGCTTCTCCCAGGGCGGCAAGCCTGGGTTTGCCAGTGTCTATGAATCGAAGTTCCCAGTCCAAGAAATCACTGCCGACCTCGAGATGGTCAAGCAGCGATTGAGTCAGGTTTTCTTCAATGACATCCTCCGAGTTGCCAGCCAATATGAAACTCGCAGCAATGTTACCGCAGTCGAGTGGGACCTCCGTAAGTCGGAATCCCTCGTTATGCTCGGTCCGGTCCTCGAACGAATCGATGACGAGGTCCTTAAACCCATCGTCGAACGAGTCTTCGCTATCGCTAACCGAGCCGGAATCCTTCCCCCACCTCCACCAGAAATCCAGGGCCATATGCTAAACATCGAGTTCGTCTCGATGCTCGCCCAAGCCCAGAAGGCCACAGCAGCTGCTGGCATCGAGAGGCTACTCCAGTTGACCGGCGGCTTGGTTGGAGTAAAGCCTGAAGTCATGGATAACATCGACACCGACGAAGCCATTGATCAATACTCTAGCCTACTCAATAATAGTCCGAAGATCATCCGCAGCCCCGAGGAACTCGCGCAGATCCGCCAACAACGTGCTCAGCAACAGCAACAAGCCCAACAAGCCCAGATCGCTCAGCAACTCTCTCAAGGTGCCAAGAACCTCTCTGGCACCGACGTTGGTGGTGGCCAGAACGCCCTCCAGGCCATGCTGGGTCAAGGCGGAGGCCAAGGACAATGACAGACCTAGTCTCTAGTTGCATCGTCATTGCCATTCTAATCGCCATCGGTCTCATAATAACCAACTGGGATCCAGACTAATGTCAAACGTCATCGGCCTTAATGGAATAACACCGCCCGAACCCAACGGGGCAAATCCAGACATTGTCGAGATTCTTGAGCAGCAGCTTGATAAAGCTCGCTCTGGTGATCTGCAAGCCATAGGTATAATAACTGTACACCGTGATGACTGCGTCTTTACATTGAGCCGTGGCTATGGCAAGAAACATATTCTTGTTGCTGGCTGCGAATATCTTAAACACGATTTGTGTGCACAATAATGTACGACGCCTCCAACCGCAAAGACATCCGCGAAGCCGAGAAAGCCGCTGCACGTATCGAGCGTGACCGAATCGAATTCCTCACAGCCGCCCTCAGCACTGTCCAGGGTAGGACGTGGTTCTATCACTTCCTCGAAGACAGCCATCTGTTCTCGGATCCATTCTCCGGCGACCCCTATCGGGAAGCCTATCTCAAAGGCGAACGCAACGTCGGGCTCCGTATCTTCGCCGAAATCTCCCAGCACTGCCCCAACCAGTACATTCAAATGATAAAGGAAGCCAATGAACGACTCAATCACGCAGCCGCCCGCAGCGAATACCGAAGCGGCCAGAACTCCAGACGGGACCTTGAAGGACGCAGCGCCGCCGGTGACCCAGACCCAGACGGAGCCGAACCCGAGTTCAACCTCTACGAACCTGAGCCAACCCAATGACACAACCACTCAACCCACCGGCGGCGCCCCAGACAAATACGACTTCAAGCCCCCGCAGGGTGCAGCGCTTGATGACACCGTCATCGCCGCCGCCACTCCCATCTTCCGAGAACTTGGTCTCTCACAAGCTGCTGCCGACAAACTTGTCGACTTTTACAACCAGCAAATGAAAGCGGTCGCTGACACCGGCGCCAAGGCTGTCCTAGCCATGCGCGAGAAGTGGGTCACCGAGGTTCGGTCCGATCCCGAAATGGGCGGTAAGCTTGAATCCATCAAGGCTGATGTTGGCCGCGCCCTAGATACTCTAAACGACGCCAAGCTCATTCAAGATTTCAAAACAGCTATGGACCTAACCGGTGCTGGTGACAATCCAGCCTTCGTCAAGGCCTTTTGGAAACTATCACAGCGAGTCATCGAGGGCAAACCTGTCACTGGTGGCAGCCCGAGCCCCCATGGTCAAGTTGCCAGTGGTCAAACTCACCGGCCAACCCTTGCGCAGGCCATGTATCCGTCGCTGGCTAGAACCGACCAGTAATCAAATCTGCATCCACTCACCACCCAGGCCCCGTTGTGGGATGAACGGCAACCGCCCAGACTGGATATGAGCCGAACCAGTATACTCCCAATGAAAGGACAAACCTAATGGCTACCCTAAATATCGGCTCAACCGCTCTCACGTACGGTGATTGGGCCAAACGCATGGACGACGGCTACCGCGTCGCCTCCATCATCGAACTCCTCTCTCAGACCAACGAAATCCTTGACGATATGCTCGTCATGGAAGGCAACCTCCCTACCGGTCATAAGACCACCGTCCGCACCGGCCTTATTCAGGGCACGTGGCGCTTGCTCAACACCGGCGTCCCGAATGCCAAGTCGACCACGGCGCAGATTGTCGATACCTGCGGCAACCTCGAGACCTATGCGGTTATCGACAAGGACATTGCCGATCTCAATGGCAATACCCCGGAGTTTCGACTCTCTGAGGTTAAGGCTTTCCTCGAAGGTATGTCCCAACAGGTTGCCTCGACCCTGATCTACGGCAACCAGGGTGTGAACCCTGAACGCTTTACTGGTTTTGCTCCTCGATACAGCACGAAGAACACTTCCAACTCCCAAACCGCCAATAACGTTCTCGATGGCGGTGGCACCTCTTCCACCAACACCTCGATCTGGATCGCCACGTGGGGCAACGACACTCTCCACGGCACCTTCCCCAAGGGCAAGATCACCGGTCTCCAGCACCGCGACATGGGTGAATGGCCGGTCTCAGACGCCTCGGGCAACACCTATCAAGCCTATCGCGATCACTTCAAATGGGAAATCGGCCTGGTTCTCCGCGACTGGCGCTACGTCGTCCGCATCGCCAACATCGATGTGACCCAACTAACCGGTGTCTCGGCGGCGAACCTGATCAACCTCCTAGTCCGCGGCCTCTATCGCCTGCCCACCGCCCCAGCCGCTGCCACCTCGATCCAGACCTCCGACACTCCTGAGGTCCGCGCCAACATGGGCCGGGTTGCTATCTATTGCAACCGAGTGGTCCGGACCTATTTGGACCTACAGGCAATGAACAAAACTAATGTGCTGTTGAGGTTGGAGGAATTTGATGGTAAGGTGGTAACTACGTTCCGCGGCCAAGTCGTCCGCACGGTGGACGCCATCCTCAATAACGAAGCTCAAGTGGTTTAAGGAGAACCCACAATGATCATCGACGGACTGCTTCTCTTCACCGGCACTTCTAACGGCTCAACCGGCGGCGTGGGTTTCGGCACCTACACCGACCTTCCCACCTCCGGCACGACCTACTCGGCCAACGTCCTTGACCTTGGCATGGCCGGTCTCCCCGCCTCCTCAGGCACCAACGCAACCGGTGCTGGTGGTGGCGCACGCGACATCGGTGTGGGCGACGACCCTGCCCTCAAGGTTCTGGTCGACGTCACCGTCGCCTTCAACACCCTCACCAGCATCCAGATCATCCTGCAGGGTACCCACGACAACGGCAGCGGCGCCCCCTACGCCACCGACTGGACTACCATGGTCTCCGGTCCAGTCATTGCTCTTGCCAATCTAGTGGTCGGCGCTCGACTCCTTGACTGCGACGTGCCTCGTCCAGCCACCGGTCAAGCTATGCCCCGCTATCTACGTCTCGGTTACGTGGTCGTGGGCTCAGCCAACACTGCCGGCCTCGTCAATGGCGCCCTCGTCATCGACCGCTTCGACCAGGTTGGCTCACAGGGTCCATACCTCTCCGGCTACCAAGCCGGTATCACTGTCGCCAACTAAGGAGCCCAGCGCCATGAAGAAACTTCTTCTCACTTCGGCGCTGATGCTGGGGCTCGCTGCCCCAGCATTCGCCCAGGTCAATACTGTTCAACAGGTTGGCCTTACTACCGGCTACCTGCCCAAGGTCACTTATTCATCTTCGTTCTTCGGTCTTGTCCCACCTGCTTCGGCCACTGACGTTCTCTGTATTGCAGCCTCCTCAACCAAGACGGTTCGTGTTGACCGCCTTGTAATTGGTGGTTCTGGCACGGCTGTTTCTCTACCGATTCAAGTCGTCCGCCGAGTCTCGCTTGACACTGGTGGTACCATCGGCACCACCACCGCCAACCCTGGCATCACCACACAGATCGCTTCTCGTGACACCGGCCTCGCCACCAATGCCTCCGCTACAGCAGCGTTGGTTTCCTACACTGCGGTCCCCACCATCAACGACTCGTCGCCTGTCTATGTTGACTCTGCTATGTTAGGCGTGGTCGCCACTACGGTTGGTGCCCCCACTCCCATGACCGTCTTCGACTGGAGCCGAGATATTGAAAACAATATACAGGTGCCGACCTTAGTCAAGGGTTCCACCCAGCAACTCTGCGTCAACTTTGGTGCTGTATCTACCACCGCATCTCTCAACGGTCAAATCACCTGGACGGAGGAATAACCACATGGCGCGTTGGAAACTAGTCGAAGCCCACTATCTCCAGACCGTGGACCCGGTGGAATGGGAATACTCCGAAGTTAACCGCTCCACCGGCAAACAGGTTCGCAAGCGATTCCATGTTCCCCGCTTGCTCGACCCCAAGGACCCCAGCGACTGGACTACCCGCTGGGGTGATCGGGATAATTCAGACGGCGAAGTCATCGTCTGCCTTCCTGGCAAGGGCGAGAAGTCCGACATCGAGTTCCTCGGCGATCCCACTCCCGGTATGTCCCCGATCGACGACGAAGCCATTGAGATCTCCAAATCTTTCGAAGCCCAATGGTCCTACAAACCTGAAACAGCCGAGGTCACCTACTCGCAGTCCCTCGTCGATAAGTTCGAGGCTGAGAAGTCGGACCTTGAGGCTAAACCCTCCACGGTCCAGGTCGAAGGTCTCAGCGATCTAGTCGCCGCCATCGCCGCCCAATCCAAGGCAATGGCCGACCTCCTCACCCAGCGAAGGGTCTAACCCATGGCCACCACCTCTGGTTTCAGTGCATCTCCAATCGGCCCCACCTCAGGCGGAAAGGTTTATGCATTCAACAATCTAACCACCTCCCCGCAGGTGGTGGCCCCTGCCGATCAATACCGTACACAGATCACCTTCGACAATCCGGGTACGGTGGATGTCTTTGTGGCACCGAGTTTGGTGCAAGCGAATAACTTGATCCCCACTTCAATCACCAATTCCACCTTGACTCCAACCACCTCGGCCCTCGGTGGCTGCTATCGCATCTACGCCAACGGTGGCACACGTACCTTCACCGGCGAATGCCAAGGCCAATGGCAATCCTTCGCTGCATCCGCGACTGGCAACCCTCTAACGGTGACTGACAGCCATGTGTGATCTCAAGAAACTCATCGTTCTCGGCGCATTGCTCCTCGCCACACCGGTCGCCGCACAGACCTG